TTGTTCTTGCATTTAGAATATTACCATAAAGTTGTCCACTTGAACTTATGTTTCCATCAGCTTTTATGTTTCCACTTGCTGTTATATGTCCATCAACATCTAAATCATCATTGAAATCAATACCACTTCCACCAGTTGCAGATTGAAAAGAATCTGCAAATACAGTTCCACTTGCACTTATGTTTCCACTTGCTGTTATATGTCCATCTGCACCTACTAATGCAACACTACCACTTATACGAAGTTTATTATCACCAGTTGGAAAATCATGAATTCCAATATTTCCAGTTGAATGTGAAATATGTAGGATTGGATTAACACTCTGAAATGCAGTAAAACTATCAGAAAATTGAAAATCACCAGCTGAAGATGAATACACATTACCTAAAGTTTTATATTTGCTGGGATTTGCACCATCTGCAGATCCACTCGGAAGAATTCCAATAGTCCAACCTTTAGTACTTTCAGTTTCTAATATTCTAATTCTATTTTTATTTAAAATAAAAGCATTACTGTAATCATCTTTTAAAGATAATTGAGGACGAGTACCATCAGTTCCAGAAGATGATAATATTAAATACCCATCTCCTTCTAACTTCGCCATCTGTGTTGAACCACTTGTAAGAACTAACTTACCAGAGGTATCTTTAAATGTTTGATTTCCTATTACAAGAGTTTCACCTTCAACAGTAACTTTAGAAGCTGTAAGTTCTCCAAATACATGCACATATCCAAATGAAGCAGTTGTTGAACCACTTATATGACCACTTGAAGTAATACTTCCTAAAACAGTGAGTGAACCTGTAAATTGATGAAGATCATCTGATGAATTACCAAATATTGTTGAACCACTTGAGAAAGATTGTGTTAAATATGTTACCGAAGAAGATACTACATATTGTTCTGCTATAATATTACCAGTAGCTTTTATATCACCACCAACCTTTAAAGTAGCATCAGCTACAGGGTCAGTATTAATCCCAACTTTAGTAGAACCACTTACTCTTAATGCATATGCTGAACCAGTACCATCCTGGATAACACCATCGTCTACTTGTAACAGTCTTTGAAAATTACTTGATATTACTTTACTTGTTAAATCGGCCATTTAAGTTCCCCATTATTACACAATACTTTTCTCATAAATAAATATTGTTTTTTTATTGTTTTATATATTTTAATTATCTTACTCTTCCTTTAATATTTTGTCCAGGGTTTTTTAATTCAAAAACAGCTGGAGTTGATAATACTGGTGGTCTAATTACACCACCAACTAATGCATTTTGAAAATCATACTTATAATTATAACCCGCACTTCCATTATTTGTAAATCCACCTTGATTACCTTCAGTATCTGGATCTATATCAACATCAGTACTAAATGAATAAGTCCAAGTTTTTTCTGCTAAAATACTATCAACACCCTCTGAATTATAATCACTTTCTTGTGATATTGTTATGTGATTAACAGAACGAATTCCCTCAATACCCATTAATTCATATTCCAATTTACCAATATGTATTGGTTGATTAAATTGCATTTTATCAATATGAAAATATTCTTTTATTTTATCTATACATCTAAATTTTATTGTTTGTTTGTCAGCATATTTTTCAGCAACAACATCAAAGAAAACTCCAAAATTAATTATATACCCATCTAAAATTTGTATTGTATCAGTTAATATTTTAAAATTTTCCAAATAATTTTTTATATTTACCATTAATGTTGTTGGAACATTATCACTAATTGTATTATTATATGATACCATTGGGTTACCAACTAAATTCTGTGCATTATCATAAGCAAGAGTATATATATTTATTGATGCTTGTCCAAAAATACCAGTTTCATCCATATATGTATAGGTGTCAAGAAAAGTATTTATATTACCCATATTATTTTGAATATTATCTAACATAACATTTGGCGTCTCCATATCAGAAGGATGAAACATATTTGATAAATCTGTCCAAGTATCAGCTGTCGGGGCTCCCATCACAATATCACTTGTCGCATCAAGAACATTTTTAAGTTGAGTTGCCCACATATTCATATTTTGTAAATAATTTCTCATCATTGAAAGATCTTGATTAATATAGTCATCTTGTCCTGAAACTCTAGCAACATATACTTTTGCAATATTACCAAACTTACTTGGTAAATTTAAAACTCTAGCTTCATAATCTTCTTTTGTTACACACCTGTTTTGTGTCGAGAAAAATGCTTGTGCTTTATGTCTTATCTCTTCTATACTTTCTTCATCTTTACCACCACGAGCTGGTTTTCTATTTGATACTGTTATATTACCAATCACACCCGCACTACCCTCTAGAGAATTACTACTTATAATAGAATTTAAACTATTTGAGGGAACATTTGAACTTATCCCCCCACCAACTCTATAAGTTACAGTTAAAGTTGTATTGTTTGGTGTTTCACCAAGTGTTGAATACTCATCACCAAGAAGTGGATTTATAGCTTCATTTAAATCATTTGACTGACCAGGAACAACAATACCAACTTGTTCTAAATCAATAAAATCACCATCAACAAGATTACCATCTCTCAATACCCCATTACCAAATATTAGTGAAGTAGTGTTATCTAAATTAGTTTCACGAGTAAATCTTTTTGATGTTTTTATATATTGTAATGAGTATGGAACTGCAGTTGATGATTGTAATCCAAAAGAATCCATATATGGTGAAGTTCTAATTCCATCTTGAGTATAATGTTTTGGAACCGGAACTTTATCTTGTGCTAAGAAATCTACTTCATACCAATCATTTCCATTTGAATCTTTAACAGATATAATATCAATTATATTTTTATCAGTTAAAGTTATTTTTTTAAATTTTTCTGGAGCGCCTATTGTAAATGTAGTTATTTTTTCTTTACCACTAATAGCTCTAACAGTTCTTTCCAATTGATATGTTTCAACTAAATCTGTTTGAGTATTTGTAGATGCTGGTGTAAGTGTATCAAGTGATGATGATATTTGAAAATCTAATACATCTAATGTTTCAAAAGTTATAGTTTTGTCATCTGATCTAACTTGAATACCTTTATCATATATACCACCAGTTGTATAATCTACTTTGGTAGTATCATCATCCATAGCATCTAAGTCTTGGTAAAATGTTAAATCAACATAAGAAGGAACTATTGGTTTTACTTTATAACCAAACATCTTAGCTAAATTAATAATATTTCTTCTCTCTTCAGATAAAGGTAATAACATCTCACGATATTGTTGGTCAATATAAAATGATAATACATCACCTACATAAGCATTCATTTCTAATAACATCATACCAGGTGAAGTTTCATTAAAATCACGATATGTGTTTGGAAAATAAGATTTTGCATAACTCATTAAAGATGATTTTAATGATTGAAAATCTTTATTTAAATAATTTACATTTGATTCTTTAAAATCGTTTTTACCATATGTTGGCATATTATATCTCCATATTAATTATTATCATTTATATCACTTGAGAAGTTTATAGTAACTGAATCTAAAGTATTTGGATCTTGTACTATATTGAATATAATATTAACTCTAACTTCATTACCACGATTATTAGTTTCAATCTGAATATCCCTAACTTCAACAAAAGGTAACCATAATTTCATTATATCTAAAATAGAATCTTGTACATTGAGTATAGTTTCATCATCTATTTGTTCAAACAATATATTTTTTAAATTTAAACCAAGAGCTGGTTGCATAAGCCTTTCACCTTGATTAGTATTTAATAAATTTCTTATATTATTTTTTACAGCCTCAATAGTTGTTGAAGTTGTGGCAAACCAACCACCTTTAGTATCATCTCTTCTAATTGGTAAATCTATTCCAACTTTCACATTAGAATCATTATCAACTATATAAGGTTTTCTTGATGTATCTTTAACTGCCATTATAATAAATCCTCAATATCATTCCTAATTAATTTAACTGTTGTAAATTCTCGCTGTCCATCTTCATCATCAACATCGAAACTACCCTGTGAATCTGGATCTTCTCCAATATAAACATAACCAGTTGACTCCAAACCCCCAACATCTTTAGATACATCAATCTCTTCAGTAGTGATACCCCTTGATGTATTCTTTAATATTCCCATACTAGGATTAATAGTAGCTTGATTTGTTGGACCACCAGTTGTTGCAATTCCACCAGCTGGTATTTCTGTTGTTACAGATGATTCAATATCACCAATAACTGGTGGTATTTTAAAATCTTCCAAAACAACATTAGCTTTTAATTGAGTTACTCTAAAATCACATTCAGTTAAAAAGTTAACTATAGCTTCTTTAGTATATTCCGCTTCTCTCTCAATAACAGATCCAGCTGAAGTATCTAAACCTTCAATACCATTATCTTTTGCAGCTTTAACTTTAGCATCTATTAAGTTTTGTTTTAAACCCATTTTTTACTTTCCGTATTTTTGTTTTTGTTTCTGTTCAGCTTTTTCTAAAACTTCACTATAATTTTTATTTAAAAATTGTGACATCGGGTCACTTGATGGAACTTGTTGTGGTTGTTGATTCATCATATCACCATACTGTTTACCAACCAATTCATTCATTCTATCTGTTGTAAACTCACCACCACCTAATGTTTTCCAATCGCCATCATCAGCTGTTTCGTTTAATACATCATTTAAAACTTTATTAGATGTGAAACTACTATTTTGTGTTCGTTTTTTTGGTGACAATGGTTTAGTTGGTTTTTTTAATTCAGTTATTACTTCATGAATCGCCATAGCAACTTCCTCTCTTACTATTTTTCTTACCATTGTTTTCAGTTCTGATTTTTTCATATTATACCTCTTATTTAGTTTGATTCTACAAAATGTTTATTACTTAATATACCATCAATTGCGGTCATGACTTTTGCCGTATTTGGTGATGGTATTAAAGGTAATGTTCCAAGCATTGATGTTGATTTTACCTCTGAAAGTAAATTTACTATATCCTTTAAAACAGTTTTCAATTCTTCACCCAATACCATACCTTCCATTGTTTTAGTATTTGGATTACCAAGATTCACTTTATCCGATTCTATTATCAAATTTTTACCTGTTGAAATTGTTATATGTCTTTTAGCTCCAATATGTATATCTTTATTAGATGATAAATAAATATCATCAGTTTTTGAATCTATAGTTATTCTATCTGACATAGCTAATATTTGATTTTGATAATTTTCTCTACCATAATTATAAATAAATTCTTTTGGATCTACATCATTATTTATACTTGAAACTAAATCACCCATAAACCTAGAAGGTGGTGATTCATCAGGTGATAAATAATCTGATGATAGAATAAACCCATCAACAACTTCCGATGTTACATCATCAGTTCCACCAAAAGTACCTATGGAATCACTGGACATACCTTCTCGTTTAACTAAAGTATATCCTAAGAAATGTTGATTTAAAGTACCTTTTTTTGTAATAGCTATTAAAGTTCCATTATGAAATGCTTCATTATTAACCATCGTCTGTCTACCATTTGAAATATAAATATGAGGATTTTCACCTCTACTACCTACTCTAATACTATTTCCATGTCTACCTTCCAACAATAAATCGCCATGATTTTCGTTATAAGATGTATCTCCATCCAATGAAGGAATATAATGTTTAGTTAATCTTCTATACTGACCTTTTATAAAATTTAATGATTCACCTCTCATTAATTTTGCATTCCCTTCAATAGCATCTTCTTTATTAAAACTAGAAGCTACTGGGATTTCAGCTTCCCATAAATTATCACTATTCCAATTTGGATTATTGTTAGTATTTAGAGGTCCTAAATAATATTGATTACCACCAATAGTACATAATAAAACTGGATCTCCTTTAGCAGGAACATCAACAATACCTCTCATTAAAGGAAAATATCTATCGTTATCATCAAGTTTCGTTGCTTTCTTTTTAGCTCCTTTATCCCTAACATGCGGTATAGCTAATATTGAATTTATATTTCCTTCATTACCATGTGAACCATATGATTGTAAATTTGTAACAGTTTCAATACACACTCCCGGTACAAATTGTAAATAAAATGGTACAACTTTATTCTTCCCAAATGTTCCTTTAACTTTTACTTCTTTTGATGTTGTAAATGTTGAAGCCATTTAACCCTCCGAAATGTTTGGATTTATTGTTTTATTCTTTATACCTTCAAGTCTACTTTGTTCTTTTTCTAAATCTTGAACTGTATCTTGAAGGGTAGCCATCAGTTCTTCCTTTTCTGAATCTGATAATAACATACTTTCCTCATCACCACTTGATGATTTAGATATAATTCTTTGAAGTACTCCAGCAAGTTTAACAAGATGTTCATCATTCTTAACTGCAGTATCCATATATTCTTTTATTATAGGTGCAACCATTACCACATCATCAATGGTTTGAATGAATCCATGTATCTCAGATATTAGTAAATCTATCTGAACTTTACGCTTTGTAGTGTTCTCATAGATATCTTTAGTTAAATCTTGAAAAGTTTTTCCTTCAAATATTTCTTTATCGTTTGACATACAATCTCCTCTGAATGTATTTATTCATATATAAATATTAAATTTGTAAGAAATTGTTTAAAATAAAAAACCCACTTGAAGATAAGTGGGTTTATTTATAAATTATGGTAATATTTTTTTAAAAAAATGAACCTGAATTATCTATTATAATCGTTCCAGTTGTATGATATCTATTTATTAATTTTTTATAATGTTTTTTTAATACATTTACTACAGATGTAATATGAGCTGTTTCAACATTTGTCATTTCTCTAATTAATATATAGAGAGCTTTTTTATTAAAGTTTTCTATTTCATCTCTTTGTTTTATTAAATCTATAATAGCATATCCTATTTTTAAATCTCTTTCTTTTTTAAATATAGTGTTTAAATTTGTATCGAAATATTCAACCATTTCAGTTGTAAATGAATCAAAATCATATTCTCCATAAGTAATATTTTTTTCCTTATCTAATGAATCAATAGCATCATGACTTTTTAATTTTTTATAATTGTTATTATTATGAAGAATCAAATAGTTTTTAGCAACAACAGAAAAATAACTAAAAGCTTTTGAACCTTTTGTGTGGTCATATTTATGAATGTTCATCACCATAAAAGCTACAGTCTCATGTTTTATATCTTCAAACCCATAATCAAAATAAGTAAACTTAAATGTGTTAATTATATTTTCAGCCAACTTATCAAAAGCTTTATGTATCTCTTCTTCGTATATTTTATTTCTTTTTGATTGTTCTATAATACTATCTAATGAATTATATCTGACTATAGCATCCTGGACTTCCATACCGAAATAAGGTTTTCTTTTTGGTTTTCTACCTGGTTTCTTTTTATTTACCATCTTCTGTCTCCTGTTCTTCAAATATCCCATCAAGAGATAATTGAATTTGTTTTAATTGTTCAAAGAAAAAACCTGTTTCGTCATCTGATTCATAATGACCTCTAGAATCAACAGCTTTCATTTTCTCGGTTGAGAATTTAATTACTTGTTGTATCTGTAAAATAAATTCTTCATATTGGGTTATCCTTTTCAATGAGTAATATAATAATGTTGATGAAACTATACTAATTAAAAAAAATAATATTATTAAAAACCACCACATATTTATCTCCTAACTTGTAAACAATTCATCAAATTTAGCTTTGAGATTGTCTACTTTTTCTTGTTCATCTTTTGTTTTTGGTACTTTGGTTGATTGATGAT